TTGCAGGAGGCGCTCACCGCGGAGAGTCGACGGTTAGCTCAATGGCAAGCCGACTTCGCCAACGTCGCCGACCGGCGTGACGCGTTGCAGGCCCGCATCGACGCAGTAATCGCACTCCACAGTTGCCCGGCTTGTAGGGCCGGACTGACCTGCTCGATTCGTCGTGCTGCTGCTGGTGAGAAATGACAAGCAGCCGAAACCGCGTCGGAATGCCTCGCTCGAAAAGCGAAGGGCCAACCGTGATTTTGGAAGGACCAACACCATGAACGCGCGCGAGCCGAACGTGATCGAAAGATTCTGGCGCTGCGAATCGTGCGGGCACTCAGCCGACGTGATGCTCAAAGACGGCTCTCGTTGGTGCCGGGCTTGTGATGACTCGGCCCGTCGATTGGGTTACGACGACGAATCGGAGGCCGCGCAATGACTTCTGATCCGATCACAACCGCAGCCGCGGCGTGCGACCCACGCGAAATCATGACCCACGCGTTCGAGATGTGGAACTTCACGATGCCCGACTGGCGGGCGAAACTTCTGGCTGATCTCCTCATCGCGGACGGTTGGGAACTCTCGCGGGTCACCCACGCGAACTGCGCGGCCTGTGTTGGCAAGGGATTCGTTTGGAATCCCGCCTCGGCTCGCAGCGAGAACACCCCATGTCCTGAGCCTGGGGAACGGATCACATGGGAGCCCGAGTGAACTGGACCGAGCACGCAGCGTGCAAAGGTCAGACGCAACGCATGTTCCCAGGCGTTGGCGGCGACCGCTCAATGCGCTACGCTCTGTCGCTCTGCGCCCAGTGCTCAGTGATCGACCAGTGCCGCGAAGCTACGAAGGACGAGACGTGGGGAGTGTACGCCGGTGAGCTTCGCACCTACGAACCTTGGAGGCACACGCGGTGAGCGCGGAGATACCAAGAACGATTGGCTCGAACAAGCCGCCTGCCGAGGACTCACCCACTGGCACTACGAGAACATCTGGCCTGACGGAGAGCCCATCGACTACGTGGCTCTCGCCCATGCGCGTAGCCGCTGCCATGAGTGCCCCGTACTCCTCGACTGCCGACGAACCGTACGTGAGCAAGAGCGAGGAGCCCCGCTCGCCGAGCGGTTCGGACTCACCGCCCGCCTGACGCCGAGCGAACGGTTTGCGCTTGACAAGCGCGACGGGTACTGCTAAGGTACGCACCGAACCGAATCCCATGTGGATTGGAACAGGAGAATCATGGAACCGCAGGACATCACCCTCAAGGGCGAACCGCTTCGACTCGTTGTCTACGGCGCCGAAGGCGTCGGCAAGACGACCCTCGCACTCAGCTTCCCCCGCCCGCTCGTCATCGACACCGACGACGGCCTGATCTCGGTCACCTACGCCGCCGGCGGCTCGGTTCCCGGCACGCGCATGACGCCCGAGGGGTACCGCAACGTCGAGGACATCGTCCACTTCATCCGAGACCACCTCGACGAGTACGACACCATCGTGATCGACGACGTGAGCACGCTGTGCGACGACTTGATCGACGAGTTGACCGCCGAGCACGCGAAGGCCGACAAGCACGCCAAGCGCCCGCTGCTCATGGAGAACATCCCCGAGCAGATCGAGTACCTCGGGAACCAGCAGCAACTGCGTCGACTGCTCAAGGCGCTGCGTCAGACGAAGAAGCACGTCGTCGTCATCGGTGGGCTGCGCGTCGAGGACAAGACGGAGCGCCACACGGTGGACGTGAGCCCGAAGGCGCAGCGCATCGTCGGCAAGTGGCCGCACGTCGTGGGCGAGTTGATCTCGGACCACTGCGACGAGCTGGGGCCAGGCACGCACCGCGTCCTGTTCACCGAGCCGAGTCGGTCACGCCAAGCGAAATCTCGGTTCGCCGAGTTGCGACCCAACGTGGTAGATCCCACGTTCGACACCCTGTGGGGGCCTATCAAGGACAAGCTCCCCGAGCCAGAAAGCGAGAGCAACGATGGCATCACTGAGTGAGGTACTAGGAGACGCCGAAGACGCGATCGAACTGGACTTGTCCGGCTCGGTTGGGTTCGGCACAGCACCGTACGGGAAGTACGTGGCGAAGCTCGACCGCTGGGAACAGAAGACGTCGAAGGCTGGCGACCCGATGATCGCGTGGTACTTCCAGGTCCACGAGACGATCGACGTGACCCAGTGGGCCGACGAAGCGAACCCGAGTCAGGGTAAGGCGGCAGCGCCCGACGCTGGCACGTTCCTCCCGATCGTCAACACGATGCTCACGGGGGCGGGAGCGTGGCGTACGCAGGAGTTGTACGAGGCGCTCGGCGGCAACATGAAAGCGAAGGACAGCGCTGGCAAGACGAAGCTCAGTCCTCGCTCGGTCGTCGGGAACCTCGTGCGCTGCGTGAAGCAGCAGCAGGCGAACGACCCGCGGTACGACGAGTTGACCGGGTTCGAGAAGGCGTCGGGCAAGAGCGCCCTCGCCTAGCCCCGCAAGGTTCCCCAGGGTGACGGTCTGAGTGCGCTGGCACGACGGTCCAGCGGCCACCGCACCCTGGGGTCTCATCGCTCCAACCTGAGGAGGTGACGTGGAGCCGCGCTACATCCCTCTGAGAACTGACGGCTCCAAAGCACCCGCCATCTCCGGGTGGAACAGCCCGGACTACCATTGCAGTAAGGACGAAGCACTTGCGCAATCGCCCTGGATTGGACTGCGTGCGGATGATCTTATCATCGTCGACTGCGACACAACTGACGCTGTGGAACACTGGGTCAACCACGTCGGCGGTGACCCACTTGCGACGCGAACCCCCCGAGGAGCCCATTTCTTCTACGAGGCCGGACCCGGCTCCCCGTCCGGTCCTGCCGTCGGCGTGCTCCCCCATACCGACATCCGAGCCGGAGCTGGTAGCTACGTAGTCTGCCCTCCGAGCCCCGGATATGCTGAGTGTTCGGGCGAGCTTCGCCCATTCGATCCGTCGTGGGTGCCCTCCTTCACCCGTGACGTGCCGCCGGGGGGCCAAGGTACCTCCTCCCTTGGTCCCCCTGGTGGCTGGGACGTCATCCCCGACGGCGAGCGCAACATGCGCCTCACCGCCATTCTCGGTGGCGTTCAGCGCCAGGGGATCTCTCCGAAGAAGCTGGGTGCGCTCGCGCTCGGGCTGAACAAGGCGCTCTGTGTCCCGCCGTTGCCCGACGAAGAGGTCGGCATCATCGTGCGCTCGGTCGCGCGGTACAAGGCTGAGCCGGACCAAGCGTTCGTCATCGACGACGACATCGCGGCGCCCGACCAGGAACTGTGGCTCGACGCCAGCACGTTCGGCCCGCCGCCGCCCAAGACGTGGCTGTGGTACCCGTTCATCCCCGACACGAACCTGACGGTGGCGTCAGGTCGTGAGGGCATCGGCAAGGGGATGTTCTGCGCCTTCCTCGCCGCCGCGGTGGCGATGGGCGTCGACCCCGAGACGGGGGAGGCGTGCGAGCCACGCCCGGTAGCGTGGCTCACCGCCGAGGACGACCCGCACGACGACGTGTGGCCGCGGCTACGTGCCGCCGGCTGGAACCCGGACGAGCACGAGGAGGTCCGCTTCTTGAACCAGCGGATCGTGATGAAGCTGCCCGAGGATGCGCCAGGGTTCGAGCGTGCCGTGCTCCAGCACAACCCTGGCCTCGTCATCATGGACCCTGGCCGCGCCTACTTCGGGCGACACGACGGCGTGCAGATCAGCTTCAACTCGGAGGCCGACGTGCGCCCAGCGCTCGTCGAACTCCAGCAGATCGCCAAGCGCAACCGCCTGCCCATCGTGTTCGTTGCGCACTGGCGCAAAGGTGACGGCAACACCCGCGACATGACCAGTGGGTCGGGCGCGTGGAAGCAGGTCGCCCGTCACGCCATCGACTTCGCCGAGTCTGCCGACGAGTCGGAGAAAGCGTTCTGGGTAGGCAAGACGAACATCGACCGCAAGGGCCACGTCACGGGCTACCACATGGTCCCGGTCGACGAGTACGAGACGGCCAAGTTCGTGCTCGACGGCCCGCTCCCGTTCAACACGCTCGACGAGTGGATCGAACAGGCGAAGCAGGCCCGTGTGGTGATTGACGAGATGGACGTGCTGCTCGTACACTTGGAGCCGCTAACGCCCGGCCTGGCTACCCCGAGCAAGGAGACGCTGCGCCAACTGTCGGGGCTCTCGGCCAGTAAGATCACGACGCTGCTCGCAGAGCTGGCGCGACAAGGGCGCATCGAGGTGCGCCAGGGGGTGAGGTCGATATGGCGCGGGTGATGCCAGAGACGCAGGACGAAGTGACCGCTATCTGCGAGCGCGCCAGTCGGCACGAGTACCTCGGGCTCGACACCGAGACGACCGGGTTCTACCTACACCAATCCGACGTGCTGCGTGGCGTGAGCCTGGCGTTCGGCAGCGAGGCGTGGTACGTGCCGGTGTCGCACCCGGCCAGCATCAACTTCGACCCAGCGCCTATAAGGCAGCTCCTCGCTGACACCCGCTCACTTATAGCCCTACACAACGCACCCTTCGACCTAACAGCGCTCGACCGGGCCGGTCTCGGCACGATCCGTGAGGGTCACCTGTACGACACGCAGGTTGGCGACTGGCTCATCGACGAGAACCTGGACCACCGGCTCAAGGAAGGGTGTGCTAGCCGCCTGCTTGGGCAGGACGCTGCGATGGAGGAGAAGGAAGGGCTGAACGCCGTGCGTGATGAGACGGGGCGCGACTGGCCTACGTTCTACGCTGTCGACATCGCGCCGTACGCTGCTGAGGACGCTAACCTCACCCTCAAGGTGATGCATGACCAGTTGGGGAGGATGCCCGACATGGAGGACTGCCCTCTCCCCGACCTCAAGCGTGAGACCGACTTCCAGCGCGTACTCAAACGCGTGATGGACAACGGTATGCGCATCGACGAGGAGCGCGCCGAGCGTCAGTACCAGGAGCAGCTCGTGATCCGCGACGACCTGCGTGAGAAGTTCGGCAGCATCCAACTCCCCGGCGAGGTACTCAAGGGGCGTGGCAAGAAGCGTGGTCCGGTCGCAAAGTACGAGCCGGGCGTCAACATGAACAGCCCGCAGCAGCTCCGCCTCCTGATCTACGATGTCTGGGGACTGGAGCCCTACCTCGCCACGCCGACAGGCGAGCACTCCACCAGCAGGGAGGCGCTGGAGCCGCACGCCTACGGTGCCGACGGCGAGATTCTCGACCAGCGGATCGCTGACCTGCTCGCGCATCGTCGTGCAGACAAAGCGTGCTCGGGGTTCTACGAGCCGCTTGCTCGGTTCGCCGGGCACGACGGGCGCGTACACTGCTCGCTGAACAGTGCTCGCACGGTGACCGGGAGGCTGACGCATCAGTCGCCCAACCTCTCGACAGTCCCCCGAGCCGACGTGATCGCTGGCATCCGCAACTGCATCATCCCCAGCGACGGCAACGAGCTGTGGGAGTACGACCTCGACAGCGCCGAGTTCCGAATCATCGGCGCCGTGACGAAAGACCCCGCCATGTTCTCGGCTATGTTCGAGGGGCGAGACCTGCACAGCGAGACGGCGGCTGCGATCTTCGGCTCCAACTTCACCGGCATCCAGCGTCGCCTGTCAAAGAACGTGGGATACGGGTACTGGTACGGGATCGGCGTCGACAAGCTGGCGCGCTACATCGCCGCTGGCCCGCCGCGCCGACCGATGACCCCCCGCATCGTATCCGAGGCCAGGGGGGTGAAGGGTCGGTACGCCAGCACCTACCAGCGGGGCACAAAGATGATGAAGGCGTTGGAGAACCAGGCGCGCAAGTACGGGTACCTCCCGCTCTCGGTGCCCGGCCGGTACCGTCACTTCAAGACGATGCGGGTGAAGAGGGGGGAGGCGAAATACTTCACGGCGCTGAATGCGCTCGTGCAGGGCACCATCGCCGAGCTGATGAAGGACGTGATGCTCTCGTTCGAGGGCAATGTCGACGCCCTCCTGGTCATGCAGGTGCACGACAGTCTTGTGTGCGAGATCGAGCCGGGTACTGGACATCACGTTCAGCAGCAGATACAGTCTCTGGTCGATGCACACTCAGTTTTCTCTGAGATGCCTATGCCGATAGCGGCGAAAGAGTGGGGCTCGTGATAGTAGGACTCTGCGGTTACGCCCAGTCAGGGAAGGACACGATGGGCCAGGTGCTCGTCGATCGGTTCGGGTTCACGCGCCGTGGGTTCGCCGACGCCGTGCGCCGGGTGCTCTACGAACTGAACCCGTACGTCGCTATCGACGGGTGGGATGAGCGCTTCCGGGTGCAGTCCGTCGTGGATGAGCACGGGTGGGAGTACGCCAAAGCGAACACCGAGATCCGCCAGTTGCTTCAACGTCTCGGCACCGAGGCTGGGCGTGGCGTGCTCGGCGAGGACATCTGGGTGCGTACGGCAATGACCAACCTCAAGTACGAGGAGAGCTACGTGTTCACTGACGTCCGCTTCCCCAACGAGGCCGACGCAATCATTCATCAAGGCGGTAGGCTGTGGAAGATGGAACGCAGCGGGACTGCCGCTATCAACGGGCATCCGAGTGAGACCGCTCTCGACGATTACTGCTGGCCCACTAACACTGTGACGTTTACGTTCAGGGATACCCCCATCGACGAGTTGCGCAAGAACATGATAAACCTGGCCGGGAACTACGTAGGATGAAGCGCTGTGCTCACTGCGACAAAGGGTTCGAGCCGACGCGCAAGCGTCACGACTTCTGCTCGCGTGCGTGCCAGCTCAAGGGGCGGCGCAAGGTGGTGACGCCCGAGCGTGCGACGCACCTCGTCATCCCCGACACCCAGTGCAAGCCAGGCGTGCCGAACGACCACCTCCGCTGGATCAACCAGTACGCCCTCGACCGATACGCTGGGAAGCCGCTGACCGTCGTCCACATCGGCGACCACTGGGACATGCCGTCGCTCTCGTCGTACGACCGAGGCAAGGGCAAGATGGAAGGGCGCCGGTACGTGGCGGACATCACCGCCGGGAACCGAGGGTTCGAGATCCTCACCAAAGGGTGGGTCGACCAGCCACAGTGGGACCTGCACTTCTGCTTCGGCAACCACGAGGACCGCATCAGTCGGGCTATCGAGAACGACATCCAACTCGACGGCATTCTCTCGCTCGACCACTGCGAGACGGGGGGCTTCATGCGCCACGAGTTCCGTGAGCCGGTCTGGCTGGACGGCGTGTGCTACTCCCACTACTTCTACCACCCGATGACCGGGCGTGCGTACGGTGGAGAGAACGTCGAGCTACGGCTCAAGACGATCGGCCACTCGTTCACGATGGGCCACCAGCAGGGGTTCAAGTGGGGCTCGCGGTTCGTCGGCGGGCGTGAGATTTGTGGCATGGTGGCGGGCTCCTGCTACCAGCACGACGAGGAGTATTTGGGGCCGCAGGCCAACGCCCACTGGCGGGGGATCGTCGTGTGCAACAACGTGAACGACGGCTCCTACGACCTGATGCGTGTCGGCCTCGACTACTTGTGCAACAGGTACGAGGGCCACGGCATCGCCGACCACCGGGGTGTGGAACTGTGAGGAGGTGGCGTATATGCGTCGGTGGTCCAGCCGACGGGCGTGAGGTCGACGCTCGTCTCGGGTATCGGTGGCCGTGGATGCTGCTCGTAGCGTACGGGAGTTCCACGCCGATCCAGTGGTACGTGTGGGACGGGGAGAACTACGTGGCGGCCGAGGTCGAGGGATGAAGCGGACGCATCAGACATGCTCGCTCTGCAACGAGAGCAAGCCGGTCGAGCTGTTCGTCGCTGACTCGACGCGCGTGTCGAAGCGGTACCCGTGGTGCAAGGACTGCGTGCGCGCGTATCGCCAGGAGCGGCGTATCGTGGAGCACGTCGGCGACGGCACCGGTGGGAAGCTGTGCTACACCTGCGAGAAGGACATCACTGGCACGCATGCCAATCGACGGTTCTGCTCTGACTCGTGCAAGGACCGCGCCTCCCGCTGGCGCGCCTTCGGCCTGACCCCTACCGAGTACCGCGCGTTGATCGAGGCGACCGGCGGCAGGTGTCCGATCTGCCAGCGCCGGATCAGGAAGTGGCAGCTCGACCACAACCACGAAACCGGGGAGCTGACCGGGGCCGTGTGCGTGCAGTGCAACGTCGGCCCCCTCGCCCACTCACGCCACGATCCGGCGTTCGCCCAGCGCCTGGTGGACTACCTTACCGACCCGCCGGTGCGCTCGCTGTTCGGGGAGAAGCGGTACACGGGACCGGAGCAGGTGTCTCAGCTCCACCGCCGCTGGCTGTGGTCTGGTGCCAGTACGCAGGATTCAACGCCTCCCGTGAATCCAGCGCCTAGCGTGGGGGTCAGTACCCCCGAAACGCTCCTGGGGCCACACAGCGCCTCTACGCGTGGAGACCAGCCTGCTTGAGCGCCTCGGCGATGACCCCTGGGATGGCAGCGAAGTTGATCGCATCCTGCTCGGAGTGTTCGGCCAAGGCGTCCGCCGCCTCAGCCTTCGCTCGGTTTACGGCCTCGATCACCTCCTGCTTCGATGCCTCCAGTGCCGTAGCGGCCTCCACCTGGGCGAGAGCGAGCGAGTCGTGCACCGCCCGCTTGTCGCTGATCCGGTCAGTCTTCAACTCGGTCACGGCCAGCGCTACTAGCTCGATGTAGTTACCGGCCGTGGACCCGTCGGAGGTCGTGACCTTCTTCGACCCGGCCCGAGAGTACAGCGCCGCGATGAGCGAGGGGACGCCGACGATCAGCGCTGCGCCGAGAAGCGCAACGGTACCTGAGTCCAACATTAGTGACGCGCTCGATGCCTAGTGTCGAAGCCCTCGGCCACTACCCACAGGATGCCAGCGATGACGTCGAGGAAGCGAGAGACAGGGTGGAAGCGAGAGCCGGGCATATCAAAGCACGAACCGACTGGCAGCCCACTTGGGAGCGCCACGATGGTAGTGCAGGTCACCGATCGTGCCGTCGGTGAGTGGGCCACGCACTCGGAAGTCGTCCGGTCCCTCGCCGAAAGCGTCGAGCGGGCCGATGAACTTGTCGACTGGCGCCTGCCCGGCGTTCGCGCTCACGTCGATCGGTGAACGGCCGGACACGACCTGCCAGACGTGTCCGTCTGCGGTCACGTAGAACGAGTTGGCGACCCCGCCCCAGCTGGCTGTTGAACTCACTTCGGTCTCCACTTCTTCGGGCGGCGGGGGTACTGGGGCGGGGGCCGCCCCTGGCAGGGGTTCTGCTGTAAGGCTAGCATCACGCGCTGCGGTCGGGTTGAGCTGACAGTGAATGTGATCGAAGTGCGGGTTGACCATGTAGGGGCGGATCGACCCAGGCTGGTTCGACGCAGACCAAATCTGCTCGCAGTAGATGAGCTGCACGATCCCGAGGCGGCCCACGTTGGCGTGCAGCCAGAGGAAAATCTCCTGTCCGTACGACGTACGGCCACGGAAGGCGGGCAGGATGCCGATGTCGATGGCCTCGCCGAGTGCGTGCGGCGAGGGCGTGTGCCCGTCGTCGAGCACGGAGAGCGGGTTGTAGCACCCAGCGTTGTACGTCTGCGCTGCCCAGTGGTTGAGGATCTGAGCTTGGATACGGGTGCAGCCCGCTTGGCAGCCCACGCTACTTCCCGAGGAACACGGCTTTGAACACCGGCGTAGCGCTCACGGTGTTGCCCGGCGTCACAGCGTTCTGGTAGATACCCATTTCGACGTAGTCGGCGGCGGCGAGCACGACGGGGCAGCAGAGCTGCACGTCGCTCGCTCCGCCGTCGGCTCGTGCTGGGTGCGCCGAGAGCGCTCCGGGCAGGTCGATCGACGCGTTCTTGCGGAACTTGATAGCACGCGAGCCGGTGGCGTTCGCCCCGAACTGAGCGTACCCTTCGAGGAGCCAGAGTCCGCCGAACCCAGTCGGGATCGTGAGGCGGGTCGGAGCGCCGGCGCTCCAGAGGGTGCCGATGTTGTAGTTCACGGCGTCGAAGGACACGAAGAAGAACGTGCCCGACGTGGTGGCGCACACCCCCGAGAAGGTAGCCTCGACGCGCGGCTTCTGCACGATCTTCGTCTGGTCGACGGAGTCGGTGGCGAGCAGCCCAAGCGTGACGGCCCCGCTGGCGATGTCGGCGGTTGCGATCGTGCCGTCTGCGATCAGCGCCGACGTGATAGCGCCGGTCGCGATCTTGGCGGTGGTCACGTTGGCGTCGGTGATCTTGGCGGTGGTGACGGCGCTCGCAGCCAGTTTGGGGGTGGTGATCGAACCGTCGGTGACGGTGCCGACCGAGGGGTCGACCTCCATAGCGCCAGCGCCGTTGATGCGGACGCTCGTGCCATCGACGCGTGCGTACAGGACGCCGCCGAATAGGCCGATGCCGTTCGTCGCGTCCGCTACTGCGTTGCTCAGAGCGTGGACGTGATCCTCACGGGCGGCGGTCGTGCTCGATCCGGGGCTAGCCGAGGTGCCGACCGTGGCTGGGTTGCCTGGCGTGGGAAGGTGCGTGCCGATCAGGTGGGACACCGCAGCGTGGCGCGCGGTGGTGTGGTACTGCGTGTGGTCGTCGCGGGTCGTGTCGGCGGCGTGCTTGTTCGCGTCGTCGGCGTCGGCCGCCGTGAAGACGTGGTTGACGGTCTCGCCGATGGCGTGCGCCCCGGCGGTGGTGCCGTTGGCACCCCTGTCCGACGGGCTCGCTACGGTGATCGTGTTGCCGGTGCGAGAAGCGCAGTAAATCTGCTCCTCGTTCGAGAGGCCCTCACCCACGACGACGTAGAACGGGCCGACGCTGCCCGTCGGGTACCCCGTGAGGTCGGTGAAGACGAGCGACACAGCGGAGGAGTTGAACTGCGTCGCGACCGTAGTCTGCGGGGCAGCGCCTTTGTACTCTTTGCGAACGATTGCGGTCACGTACTCATCCTATCCGGTCAGATGTCCAGCGTTTTTAGTTGGAGAACGCAGGTACCCTGGAGCATCTTGCCGTCCTGGTCGAACCCACCGGGGAACAGCAGCACGTCGTCCACGATGACGCTCCACGTCTTGTTGTACTCCTGGTACTGCACCACCTTCTGGCTGGCCCGCAAGGCCAGGAGGGAGTCGTAGTCGGCGTCGGGGTCGCGGTTCTGGACGGAGTCGGTGTTGTCGATGACCTGCTCGGCCATGATGAGGGGCACCTGTATCTGGAGCACCGTCTGCACGCGGGGTGTGCTCTTGAGGGTCTGGCGTGTGATGACGGGGGTCACGGCGGTATTGGTACCACGGGTGAGCGAGTGCCGGACCTCGACGCGGTCGCCTTCGGTCTGCTGCGCCAAGAACGCCTCGCCGTCAGCGTGGCCCGCTGAGTGGACGCCGATCGAGACGAAGTCAGCGCCGTCGGCAGAGAGCAGCGCCTCGTGGGAGCCGTCGGCGAGGCGGTTGTGGCGCACGTCCAGTTCGACTGCGATCTTCGTGTCGGGCAGGCCGTACGTGATGCACCCGGAGTCGAGGTAGCCGGACGCCGCCTTGGCTGTTCCTTGGCTCCAGAGCCCAGTAGCCGAGGCGGCTGCCCACCCACCGTTGAAGTAGGCGACGTCAGTGACCACGCCGACCGCTGCGTCCACGCTGTCGATCGCGTAGGCGGGGACACCCGCTATGTTGATGACCGATGGGTCGATGCGAGCGAGGCCACCCTTGTTGTCCTGCTGCGCCGTGTAGTACATGAACTCGCCGTTCGGGGAGAACGAGTTCACCGCGACGTCAGTCTTGACGAGCGCCCCCAGTTGGAGGAACCCAGTCGTTGGTCCACCCGTGGGCGTGGCGAAGCGCCAGCCGCTGGTGAGGCCGATGAACACGAACCCGAGGTACTCCTGTATGCAGGTGATGACCTCGCCCACCGGCAGTTCAGCGACGCACGTCACGCTCTCGGTGCCGAGCAGTGGGTCGTAGTTGATGCGGTAGATCGACGAGCGGTTGCCGATGACGGCGGCGGCGTACACCGCTCCCACCGAGCCGGTGAAGTCGACCCACGCAACCGAGTCGTTGACGGGGGTGTAGATCGTGGTCGTGGT